ACATCATATATTAGGAATAACCATAGAACGTGCCAATTATACGCCAGAACAAAAGGAACGCATAGTGAAACAACTTTTAAATGGTGTTGATCCGAGAGAAGACTTTGAGAAATTACGCAATAATGACGCCACTGTCGCCTTCTCTCCACGTGGTCTCGATGTCGTCAACACTTTTACCCTCGTGGAACGCTTAAATACCATTTCGAAAACAGGCATATCCTTCTACGATTTATGGCGAAACAAGTCCAAGTTTAAAAAGAAGCCATATGTTGCCAAGATGATCCAACATTATGCCGACACAAAGGGTGTTGGAGAGAACGATATTAAGATGTGGTTTCGCATATATAACCTGTACTATGGTGCGATTAGTGTGTTCAGGCCGTCGATCGCGATGTCCGTTTATAACCGGTTTAAACCGGTTTATGGTGTGCTAGATTTCACCATGGGTTGGGGTGGTCGTCTGGTTGGTGCATGTGCTCTGGATGTACCATGCTACATCGGGATAGATAGCAACACGAATCTGCGTGAACCTTACCGCAAAATGGTGTCATTCTTGAAACCAATGACAAAGACGGCGATCACGTTGTTATTTAAGGATGCGAATACCGTCGACTACACCTCACTGGATTACGACATGGTTCTCACGAGTCCACCATATTTCAACATAGAACGCTATGCAAACCAGCAAAATCGCAGTAAAGAAGACTGGATTAGCGAGTTTTATGAGCCATTATTTGCGAAGACGTTTGCTGGAATGAAACGGGGTGGGCATTATTGCCTGAATATACCAGATGAGATCTATCGTGCCGTTGCATTACCGCTTTTCGGGCGTCCATCACACCGAATTCCGATGCCAAAATATAAACGCACGCAATCTGAGGAGTATAAGGAGTGGATATATGTATGGCGGAAAAATTGAAATTTCTCTCCGTTTAATGACTTAACCTAAACCCTAACAATTGCATCTCAATCATGTTCAAGACGCCCGCCAATCACCCAGTCTACGTGCTGACAACACGATTCAACAATGCCACCTTTGCCGAGAACACGAAATGGAGAGAACGCAGTGAACACCCCGGATGCGTCTACTGTTCTCCCACTGCGATGCCAAAGGCCTTACCGGCAGAGGCGATTATCCTCATGATTGAGATGAATAATGAGTTGAACCAAATCGCCGGATTCGGGATGCTGATTAACAAACGCAAGACAGACCGCAATATCATTTATGAGGACCGTAATTACAATCGTTATGTATTCAAGGGCGATATTCGGGCAGATCGCGAGTGGCTTCTCTCGGAGAATACCGATCTCATTGAAAAACTGGAAATCCTGATTTTCAAGGGGAAGGATCATATTAAACGTGGTGTCGGATTTACGTCGATTCCTAAGAAGAAGTTGCCGTTCTTCGAGAAAGATGGATACGGCGAGCAATTTCAAGCAATCATACACAAAATGATTGCTGAAAACAAAATTATTCACGCGAAAAGCAATTGAATATATTTCCACACATTATTTTAAACAATACATCATGGAAGAAGACGAATCCGATTACAACGTTGACAACTACGAAATAAACGAACTGGTCGACGTCATTGGACTCGATTATCCAGTAACAAAGGATGACATTGAAGATGCAACACTTTTTCTTATTAAGCAATATACTCAATCAAAACAAACACTTATGGTTGCTTTTGTAAAGGATATTCGAGAGAAATTAGAGGAATATCTGTTCGAAAACAATATCGACGAAATTGTGCGTGAAGAACACGGAATCATGACGACATTCGCTAAGAAACCGACTGATGGCAACGCAACTTTTGTGGAAGACCGCGAAGACCATAATGTCACGATTATCAATGAAGATCACCAAACTATGGAGCAGAATCGCGTCAATTTCCCGCTAAATCCGAGACAAGGCTTCATGAATAAGATATTACGCAATACTGACACGAAAATCATCAACATCGACAGCCATTTCCGCGACAATTTGTTATTAGACGCCAGTGGGTATAATGCAAAAAGTAGTTCAACCGATTTCATGGTGAATTTCAACGAACCCCTGGTGAATGTTCTCTCGATGAAACTGTTTTCCTATGAAATTCCGGTTCATTGGTACACATTTTCGGAGAAATACGGCACTAATCGGTTTATGATTGACAATAGTTCAGTTGTTATTCCAGATGGAAATTATACAGCAAGCGAACTTATTGCTGACATATCAATTGCTCTTACTGCGGCGGCAACTGGTTGCAGTATTTCTCTCAATACTAAAACAAATCGTGTTACTATTACAACTGGTTCCACATCTAAAAAAATATCTTTTTACAATGATAAACTATTAACCGCACATCATTCCGCATATTGTGGAATAAAATACAACACAACGGAGAGAAGCGGGCCGAAAATCGACTACAATCTCGGATGGTTACTCGGGTTTCGCAAAACAACTTACACCGGATTAAATAGTTACACTGGTGAAGCATTGCTCGACACTGCCGGCATCAAATACGTCTACATAACTCTCGACGATTTTAACCATCATCATAATGCCAAACAAGTCACAAACTTATATCAGGACAAGGAAACGTTTAAAATGCCGTCTTATTATAAACATTACAAAGATTTGGCGTGTGTTCCAGCCAATGTTCCTGTTGATACAAATGAGCGAAGTGATGCTGGAAATAAACTGACACAGGCACAATTATTCGCAATTAATCAAATATTATTAGATAATGCTAGCAGTGACTTGGATCGCCATACAGGAAATGTGGATTCCGACATTATCGCTCGCATTCAAGTGCCTTTTAGTAATGGCAACTCATTTCGATACCTTATTAATCAGGAGAGCAGTTTAGCAAACAATTCACGACAATATTACGGACCGGTGACAATTAAACGCATGAGAGTCCGACTTGTTGACGACAAAGGCAATGACATTGATCTCAATAACATGGATTGGTCATTTTCTCTTGTCATTGAACAATTGTATGAGTACTAGTTAAACTAATCTCTTTCTCTCCATATTTTAACTACAATCAAATGATTTATGGAGAGAAAATAAACGCCCTTGATTATGTCGGTTATTTCGGCCCGATCATACTCATACTCGCTGCAATCGTCTTTTATATGTGGCATTATAGCGAACAACGTCACAACGTCCGTGCGATTCTGGCGAAATTTGGAGGCCTCCTGATTTTTAGCAGCCTCTTGAACGCGGTACTCAAAGAAATCATCGCTGCACCAAGACCACCGGGTGAAATCGCACTGTTTGGCAGTCCGAGAGAACGCGATTTTTACGGGATGCCGTCTGGACATGCTCAAATGGCGGCGTTTGTAACGTCGTTCTTCATTAAAAATACGAATGATCTTAGTAACGTTAATCCAGCACAATTCGGAGTGATGACGGTTGGATTACTTGCTATAAGTATTTTAACTGTTATTCAGAGATATGCATTTCGTGCTCACACTTTGGCACAATTGGCGGTGGGACTAGTGGTTGGTGGCATAGTAGGAACCGTTTTCTGATGGAACCAGCAAAATACTTTACCATCGCATTCATCTACGTCAATTGGTGTGGATTTGTCTCTGAAATAAGATGGCTTGATACATTTCACGCCATCTGATTTAATAAACCCACATCGCGATTTATGCCAAGGTATTGGCTTGAATTTCGGATGTTTTTCTTTTACAATATATTCAAATGAGTGCGAATTAGGTGGTCGTCGCTTGTTTTTACGCCATGCCACACTTGCTTTGTCAAAGTCGATACCAAATTCCATTGTTGTTATGTTTTAATTTGTGCTTGTAAAATATTTATCACTTCAATTTTTATAATTAACCTTGTTTAAGGAGTGAGTGCGAACCGAAGGTTCCTTTGGGAAGCACTCGTGAGCCACTACAAGGGCATTTGTGGCATTTGTTACTTGTACCTAAAAACCGGATTAATATGAATGTAATCCGTCGGCTTCACATAGTCCACATATTTCGCCAGTTCCTCTGGATACTTGGCCAATTCGTCGTCGAACTTCACCAACCACTGTGACCATGCATAATCACTAAGAATCTCTTCCCTCACCGATTCATCCACCGTTTTATTAATCGTTGAAACCAGTGGCATATTAAACATATTAAACATCGGTCTATGTTCTGTCCCGTCGTCATCGACCACAATCGGCTTTCCTACAAAGTAAGTTGTCGTATATCTTTCGGGATCATACTGTTTATTCTTCTTGATTTCGTTGATGTGCTTGCTATAAACATTGTTTGTATGCTTCATAAAAAAGCGGTTCACATCAGATGGACCAAATGTCTTGAGGTCTTCAATATCATCAACATTGTGCTTTATCATTTTCATAAGAGTCGCCGTTTCTTTGCGTAGTGCAGTGAGCTCAGTCATTTCTTCAATGCTAAGTTCATCCATCATAAGCTGGTGAATACAATCAAGAGCCTGCTGGATTTTCTCAATCATCACATAATTCCCGCACAAATAAAGGACGACTTCTCTCACCGACATGATATACACAGCAATATTAAACATCAATTCATTATGGAAACCTTCATCGCTAATAAAATCGTTGTTTTCCTTCTTCTTTGAGAGAAATACCAGAAACATTTGGAGCCACTTCTCAATTTTCTCATCATACCCAGCGGTTGAAGTTGTAATCGCGAGTACCTGGTCATCAGTGCGTTTAATCGGTGACGACTCTACAAATCCATTTTCTCGGCAAAACGATATGTAGTCGCGTGCAATCTTTCGAATATCATCAAAATTCGTGTACTTAATGCATAATTCAGTGCAAATTCGCTGAAACTGGCGTTGAATAAACTCGACGATGTATGGGTAATCAGTAAGCACGTGCTTCTTGTATTCTTCGTTTTGAGTTGCGACGGCATCCTTTGTGAAATCAACGAATACATACTTAACCAATCCGGTTTGCTGTGAATAATAATACGCCGGCTTCGGGAACGACATCATAACATTTGAGATACTCATTTTGTGATTATATGTATACTAGTTTCAAGTGTTTAAGTCGATTCAAAAAATTGAAAGCAAACGGATAGAATTGCGTTAAAAGCATTTCAAGTAAACCACATCATGATTGCTATCATCGAAAAACGCCCAAGTGCCTTCATCAAGTCGCCATATGTGGCTGATGGGACGATAACAACGAATGCTAAAGCAGAGAAAGTGCTCATTCACACACCGTCGCTCGGTTGCTGTGGATTGGCTGAAAAGGGTGCGACTGTCTTATGCTCTCCAATCACCGGCAGCGGTAAATGTGCGTATCGTGCAGAATTGTCTCTCCACACGCCTACCAACACATGGGTCGCAGTGAATCCCAAGTTATCAGAGTATGTTATTGACGAACTTATAAAGAAAGACTCGCTTTATTATTTGAAGAATTTGAAATGGCATCGCAGAGAGAAAACGATCCTGAATTCGCGGTTTGATTTTATTGGTGTAGAAGGGGATGGCTGTCCCTTTATCAATGAAGTCAAACATGTTCCGCTGGCAACAGATGATGGAGTAGCCTATTTCCCTGACGGTTGGCGGAAGAAAAAAGGCGATCCAGTGAGTCCTCGTGCGATAAAGCACCTCGAAGACTTGATTGCTATTAAGAAACAGTCGCGAACCAGATGCATTCTGACGTTTGTGGTGCATCGTGCTGATGCGGTTGCATTCCAGCCAGCACGGAGTGATCCCATATATTTAGAAGTAATTCGCCGTGCGTGGAGAGAAGGCGTCGAAATTTACGCAATAAAGGCCACATGGGTCTGGCCGAATTTTGCGTCAGATGAAGACGAACGTCTCCCGATTATATTGTTTGATGAGTTATTGTGTTGACCATTTACGATTTTTATTTTCTCTTTATAAAGTACAATTAAAAATGGCTGGCCAATATCCTAAACGTGTTCTTAGCACTAAGCGTCGCGTCGATCATGGTGCGGGTGTATCAAAGTCAGGTCATCCTTCGACTGTTGGAATGCCGTTGTTCCCCAGAATAAGCCGTGCTCGTCTTCAGTAAATATAATTAAGATTTATAAATATTTATAACTTAATTATATACGTATTTTAAATAAATGCCAACATTTGATTTAGGTAATTTTAATTATACTACTAGTGGAAGTACTGCTCGTGTAAATGGTTTAATTTCAACTATCACAACGTTAAATAATCCTTCAATACCTCCTACAGTTACATTTAGTAGCATAACTTACAGTGTAACTTCTATTAATAGCAATGCGTTTTTAAATAAAACTGGATTAACAGGGACATTAACTTTGCCAAGTAGTATTACTACTATTGGAGCAAGTGCATTTTCCGGTTGTAAAAATCTTAGTGGAACTTTGACGATTCCTAGCAATGTCACTATCATAAATGGTGGTGCATTTTCAGGATGTTCTGGGTTTACTGGTAGTCTAATAATTCCGAATAGTGTTAATACTATTAGCTCTAGTGCATTTTACAGGTGTTCTGGTTTTAATGGAACTTTAACATTGCCTACTAATGCAGGATTTATTAGTATTAATGATTCAGTATTTAAAGATTGTTCTGGATTTACTGGATCATTAACTTTGCCAAATAGTATTACTATTATTGATATAGGTGCATTTTCAGGATGTTCAAGTTTTACAGGTACTTTAAATATACCTAATAATGTCACTACTATCGGGTCTGACTCATTTTATAATTGTTTTAGATTTACAGGAAGCTTAACCATACCTAATAATGTAACTACTATTGGTTATCAAGCATTTTCAGGATGTTCTGGATTTAACGGGAGTTTAATATTGCCTACTAATATATCATTTACTACTATTAATCTCAGTACATTTTATGGATGTTCTGGATTTACTGGTACTTTAACTATTCCTAACAACATTACTACTATTAGAACACAAGCATTTTCAGGATGTTCTAGATTTACAGGAAGTTTAATCATTCCAAATAGTGTCGCCACTATTGACACTAGTGCATTTTCTGATTGTTCCGGATTTAACGGGAGTTTAACATTATCTAATAATATTAATTTTACTACCATTAGCACTGCCATATTTTCAGGATGTTCACGTTTTACAGGTACTTTAAATATTCCTAACAATATAATTACTATTGGTGATGTTGCTTTTAGTTATTGTGCAGGATTTAACGGTACATTAACAATTCCAAATAGTGTTACTACTATTGGTCATGGTGCTTTTAGTCATTGTTCAGGATTTAACGGTAAATTAACAATTCCAAATAGTGTTACTACTATTGGTGATGTTGCTTTTAGTCATTGTGCAGGATTTAACGGTACATTAACAATTCCAAATAGTGTTACTACTATTGGTTATGACGCTTTTTATCAATGTAATGGAATAGCGATAGTTGAATACTATAGCAGTAAAATAACTGGGAATAACTTAACCAATTTAACTTCTGGATTTAAACAAGATCTACCAAATATAACAACATTTATAGATTTAGAAATTATTACTGGTCCCACTGGAATAACTGGACCAACCGGAATAACTGGTCCGACCGGAATAACCGGAATAACTGGACCAACCGGAATAACCGGACCAACTGGAATAACTGGACCAACCGGAATAACTGGTCCGACCGGAATAACCGGAATAACTGGACCAACCGGAATAACCGGACCAACCGGAATAACTGGACCAACCGGAATAAC